AAAGGACTATCTTTAACTAACTTATGATTATGTTGTGGATCTTGTAATTCTAAATTATCATCTGCCATTTTATTATTTTTTTATTATTTGCGTTAACTGTTGTACGATTGGTGAAACTCCAGGTAATCCAGGTAATCCATCTAAAGCGCCAGGTAATTTAAATGCGCCTTTAGAATCGTCTTTCATTTTTTTAACAATAGCCATATTTTTGGAAAATTTTTCCAAACTTTTATTCATAGATCCAACATCTAATACAGATTGTGGTAAATGGCCACTTTTTGCTTTATTAAGTATTGGTCCAGCAATACCAAGTAACATATTCAATAATTGCATAAGATTTTGATTACTATTTTGACCCAAAGCTTTATTCATACCATTATTTTGGACTTGTTTGCTATTTTTATCCAAAATTGTATTTAATTCTTCAGGAGTAATTTTCTCTTTAATAATATATGGTTCTAGATCTTTAGCCAATTCTTCTTCCGCCATAGAATATACGTGATCATCAGCAGTTTCAAAATGTAATTCTGCACCTCTTACTGTGTAGATAAGATCTCCTTTCGGACCTTTCCATTGAATATAACCTGGCCATGGATCATTTTCAACAGTATAATATTGTTGAATATATAAGTCTGGTGGAAATCCGTAAATCGGTATTGGTACTCTACCACCAACTTGATATTTAATAACTTTTGGTTTTTTAGAAAGTTTTAAGTTATTTGGACCATTATCAATAGAATTTTTAATTAATTGAGCTAAGGCTTCTTTAACAATAATTTGATATTCTGAAGATAATCTATTAATACCTCCATTTTCTAAACATTCTTTAAATACTTTGATTACTTTTTCAAAACCATATTTTTTTGCTAAAATTGCTAATGCTCCAGCTAATGCGTCAGTAACAGTTTTTGTAGTTGCAACTGGACTAGTTGCATTAGAAGTATCTCTTACCATAGCAAGCATAGAAAGCATATTTTTTAATACAGCAGATGCTGCTTGCGGATCTACTTGTTTAACGGTTTCTGGTAATTTTTTACTTGGGTCAGCAGAAGCAGTCGTTGGTTTATCAGCATTCGGCGCGAATTTTTTTCTGGCATCTTTAATTCCAGGTTTACCTTCTTTTCGATCAACATGAGGAGCTTCATTAAATTTACTGCGATCTTTATTTACACCATCTTTAAATGGGTTATCAATATGTTGATTTCTTTTTTCTGGAGTATTATCTATTTTAAACGCATCTTTATCCATATTATTACCTTTTACATTGCTGGAGAATCATTTTTTTCTGGATCAGTATCATCTTCTCCACCAGTATTATCATTTTTATTTTTAGGAGCACCAGCTCTAGAATAAGTTCCAAAAATTATTGGATATTGTTTATTCTCATCTAAAAAAGTTACAAGAACTCTAGAACCAACTAACATTCCAGTTGGTATAATTCCAACTCGAGCTGTCGCAGCAGATGTTATCGGCTGTAATGGCATAGCCCATGGAAGATCTTCGTCTTTAATATTTTGTTCATCATTTTGTGTATTATAAACACGAATTTGAACTCTACCTGATTTCCATGGATCTTTAATGTTTCTTACTTCTGCCAAATAAAAAGGTCCATTCATTTTACGCTCCACCTTCTTTGAAAGCAGCTTTTACTGCTTCTATTATCATCGTATACTGTGGTGCTACACCAAGTGGTTTTATTTTATGTCTAATTCTAACAATTAAAACTTTATCATTCATTTGTTTTTCGCCTGATTCTTGATCTGCATCTGCTTTCTTAGGAATATTTAAAGAAATAACATCACCAACTTTAATTGCAGGATTACCATGTATTTCGAATTTCATTGTATTTTGAGTTAAATGTGCCAAAAATTTAGCTCTATCTATTTTAGCATCTGATATATCTGTTTTCTTTTTATCATTTGATGGATCAATTAATGTATCTCTAGGAGGTCTTTGTTTATTCGGTTGATTCTCAGGTTCATTTTTAAAAACTGGTTGTCCAAGTACGTTGTATTGTTTTTCTTCGTTATTTTTACCTTGCCATTTTCCGGTGTGTGAATTATAAGTATTTCTATTAGAGTCTGAATTAGCTCTAACTGGAGTATTAAAAGATTGTGGTACATTGACCCATAATAAATTTTTCATTTGATCGCCATCAGTCGTAGTTCTTGCTCCAACTGTATTGTCTTGTTTAAAATCAAATTTAGATCCTTGTTTCATCAAATGTTCAAATGTAGCAAATGTATATTTCTCTGTACCATTTTCATACGTAGGAAATAACGTATATAATGATGATTTGTTTTGTTGAGATACATGTCTTTCGTTTATATTTCTAAGAAAATCAAATACTCTTTCATAATTGGCTATTATTCGTTGTTCGCCTTTTGTACCGTCTGGTGTATTAACTTCTTTATCACTTATATGTTTAATCGCATCTTTAACTGTTTTATCAGTGTTTTGTTTAAAACTTTTTTGTAATCTTTTAGATTGATTTGTTAAAAGTTCTGGAGATACCATTCTAAAATCATATGTTTTATGTTTCATGGCTCCTTTATTTACATTGGTATCATCTTCTAAATTTTTATTTTGAAATAATTTAAGTTTCAAATTAATTTCTTCTTGACCTCCAGGTACTCCAAATTGGATTTTAACATCTTCTTTACCAGAAATATTAAATGTACCTAAAGAATCGTTTTCATCTAAAACTTTAACGTCTGCTAAAACTACAGGTTTCAATATATCATAATAGATATTAACTTCTAATTTCTTAGCGATTTTTGGATCATTAAGATCCATACTACCAACAGTGAAAGTTTTAAATTCTACTGAACCAGCAACTGCAGTCATTTATTTTAATACTTCTTTTAAGTTATCAGCGACTTGCTTAGAATATGCTTTATCTAATATCTTTAATGTTTTATTATAAGCATTTTTAGCATTTTCGTACTCATAATATGTCATAGGTGTCCAATATACTTGTTCTTCTGGTAATAAATTATCAACAATATTTGTAGCAGTCGTGAAAACCGTATTTACTGTACTTTCTTGTCCATATATATAACTATTTTCTTCAATATTTACAGTTTCGTTTTCTAAAGTTACACCTGAAGTATGTTGCACATATATCTTAGAATCTGTAGTAGATAAAATTTGCCCTTGACCGGTATTATTTGTATCAAAAACAATATCAACTATTTCGTCTTTAATAAACGAAGTATTAGCAACAGAATATGTTCTAATTGAATTAGTATTCATTATTTGATCAATTTGTTTTCTTTTATAAGACATTATCTTATTAGAATTTTGATAATCAGGTATCCAATATTTTTTCAAAGTAGGCAATAAAGAATCATATCTACTTATTGAAATATTGTCTTGATTTTCCCAATTACATATATAATGTTTTATTTTATTTAATGCTAATTCTGTACTTCCATATTTTTTGATAATAAAATTTTTCATTTCGTCTAAATCTAGATGCCATTCATAATAAGGATCGACCATATTATTTGAAAGATATAATAACCAACTTTTATATTGATCTTCATAATAAATGTTACTGAATTGATCTGCTCTTTCGTTCGATTTAATTTCATAAGGATAAAATAAATATGGATTTTTCAAAACATAATTTAACATAACAACACGTTTTGTAATATCTATTGCTGGTTTTGAATTATATTCGATTAAAGGGAAATTTGTGAAATATCTATCTTGTGCCATTACCAATTTCCTCCAAAATCTTCTTGCATCCAAAGTTCAATTTCTTTAAGTTGTAAAGAAAAATTGATAACTGTTGGGGCACCATTTTCGAAAAAAGAAGGTTGTCCTGCTCCACTGTAATCAACATTAACAGATGCTATGGCACATGGTTTAAAACGATATGTAAAAAAATCATTTGGATAAAGTCTAATTATTGCAATATTTGGATATCTTAATAATAATCCACCAAAAGCTTCAGAAGGCAACATATTAAATTTAAAATATTGAATAATGTCTACCAAATTTTGTGATTCTTGTGGATTATGTGGAGTAAATGTCCAATTTAGAGAATGTTCTTTAAATTGACCGCTTTTAAATAACATTGTAAGAAATGGATTTGGAGCTAAACCAGCAAAAGAACCTATTATCCCTGCAGCAGTTCCTCCAGCATTAAGCAAACCAGCAGCTGCAGCACCTGCTGCACCTCCTAAAATACCTCCTGCAACTGTTCCACCAGTACCAGCAATTCCACCTCCAGCTTCTGCACCTGCTTTTCCTAATGTTAAAGCAGACATAATTACTGAAGCATCGACAGCTTCCCAAATAACAGCTTGTTGATCATTTATCTTTTTTGGTATCGGTAATGCAACACCACCCAAAGGCGAAAGAAATGGAGCTCTAAATACAGATCTTTTTTCATATTTAACAAATTCAATTTGCATATACATATCTCTATCGCCTGTAATCAGATCAGTAGGATATGTATAAGAAGATCTACCTGTATTCGTAGGCAAAGGATTTCTATTTCTTTGTCTAAAATATTCAGGGTTTATTTTTGGTACTGGATTATACGGTCTATTTGGTAGAGACATTTAATGCCTTTTTATTGAATAAATAGTTATAGTTATTTATTATTGATAGAGAAACTATGGCTAACTACAAAGGGTTTTTCAAACCAAAAAATCCACAAAAATATAATGGGAACCCAACAAATATTATTTATCGTTCTGGTTGGGAATTAAAATTTATGATGTATTTAGATAACCATAAAGATGTTGTTAAATGGGGATCTGAAGAAATAATAATACCATATAGATCTCCAATAGACAATAAAATACATCGATATTTTACAGATTTTGTTATAACTAAAATAAATAAAAATGGTAAAAAAGAAACAATTATTGTTGAAATTAAACCATCTAATCAA